GAAAGCGCCATGACTGATCCTCCTGAAAAATATTAGGCCCGGGGAATCAGGCCCTCGTGACGCAGTTCGCAAAGGACGTAATCCTCCGGTTTGGTGTCGGGGACCTGTGCGCAGTACGCCAAGGCACCCGGGATTATCTTGCGGGCGGCGGCCATGACGACCGGAGACTGCGGGCCGAGCTTGTTGAGAATCGCGTCGGCCGGATCGGGAGAGGCGGAGGAGACCGAAGCGACGGTCGCCGAAGCCGCGGAGGCCGCCACGGAATCCGTAAGCGACTTGGGCGGGTCCTTCGGTGCGTGTTTGGCGTAGGCCGCGACGAAGATATCGAGACATTCCTGTCCGCCGACCTTGCGAGTTGCCAGCATCTGCGCCTTGACTTCTGGCAGGATGAAGTAGCCGTTCAACTTCGCCATGGCCGCATCGACGGCCTTGACGTCCTCCCCCTCGCCGTCGCGCGCCTTGAGTTGCGCTCTCAACGCGCTGATCTCGGCGTCCTTCGCCGCGATCTCTTCACGGTGCTTGGGTTCGGGCGCCGGAGCGGGCGCGGGGGCGGCAACAGGCGCAGCGGCTTTCACGGGTTCGGCGACGGGAGCGGGAGCCGGAGCGGGCGCGACCTCGGCGGGCTTGTCCATTGCCTTCGCAGCCTCCATTTGCTGTTCCGCGGGCTTCTTGTCCGTCTTCCGCTTGTCGAATTCGCTTTCCTTGCCGTCCTTCTCCGAGTCGCTCCCGCCCAGCATGGATTCGAGAGAGCCGATCAGGTTGCCCGTGAACTCCGCGACGAGCTTCATCAGCTTCGCTACGATGTTGCGTTTGCCGTCGTCGGGAGGCGGGGCCGCAGGCTGCGCGGCCTGGGCCTGGGGCGGACCGGGCTGGTTATTCGCGGGCGAGGGCGGCGGCTGCATGCCGGCCTTGACTTCGGCGGCCATGGTTCCCTCCAGAGGAAAGTAACTGAGAAACGCGATGCGTTCCGGGTTGTTGGAAGCGGCAGCCACGCGGTCGCCGACGCCGAGCATGGGCAGGCGCCAGAAGGGGGTCTTCGTGGGCATGAGACTCAGCGAATCGACTTCATGTTTGTTCCACGGTTGCCCCTCGATAGAACGGTAGGGCAACTGGCCGGCGGCGATGCGCTCGAAGATCGCCTTGGGGACGCGGATCAGGTTGGCAAAGAGGGCGTCTTTCTTCTGGCCCTCGTAAGTCACTTCGCCCACGCGGGAGAGTTGCAACTTTCCAGCATCCTCGACCTGTTCGCCGTCGTCGTGATGGTGGACATGAACGCTTCCGACGTGTCCCTCGGCCTCGCGCGCACGGGCGGTTTCGATCGCCTTGCGCATCCAAGCGGCATCGATGGGTTCCTCGTTGCGCGGGCGCGGGAATTCCCCGGGCGCGAGGGCGGCGAGTATGGGGACGTCGAGGACGTTGAAGGTTCCGTCGTGGTTGTCGGCCCAGGGGTACTTTCCGCCTGGCAGATCCTTGGGCGTGATGGGTTTGGTGGGGTCGATCGCGGACGCCTGCGCCTTGGAGCACTTGCCGCAGGCCATCACCGCCGCCTTGCATTTGTCGCAGGCGGCGGCTTTCTTGAGGCTACACGTGCCACAGGCATCTACGGTCTTGCGGCAGTGCTCGCACAGTTCGAGGTATTTTTCCGCGCTCATGCGGATAGAATAGAACGTGAGCGCGGGGAAATGTTGAAATGGGGTATTCCGGGGTATTCTGGTGTATCGCTACTTATGTGGCTTATTGGGGTCCTCGATAGCCCGGATCAGGATGGCGCGGGCGCACTTCGACAGAGATTGATCGTTACTCTCGGCCAGCGCCTTAATCTTATCGCGCTCGTCAGGCTTAAGCCGAATCGTGAATTGAGACCAGCCCTGCATCTTGTACGTGCTCATTCATCACCAGATAATGCGCCGCTCGAAATGCTCGTCAGGGTGTGCCGCTCCAGAAATAACACCGGGGGGATAGTAAGGTCTCACGCTTCCTTCCAACGTCAAGCGGCCCATGTCTTCGAGTTCGGTGACATCGACATCGCGACAGGAACAACGACAGTTGTACCCGAGCGGGGTATAGAGTTTTTGCCACACTGGGTCGTGTTTTGCCGCGATCAGGCCGCTTGCCGCCTGATGGTTCGGCCGCGTATCGACGTCCCCGACGGCAGACAATTCCCACGCCGGCAGCAACCGCAGCGTGACGGGTTCCAAGCCGCGCTTGATCTCGCCCGACGAATAGGCGCTGTGAACGTTCGTCCGGTAGACCGTCTCGGCGTATGCGCGCGTCCAATCGCCGGCGTCCGCCTGGATCTCCTTGACCGCTTCGTCCACCGTGCGACCCTCGCGCATGAACTGCGTGAGGTGCGCCTGAACCTTTTCCGTCACAACGCGCGTTGCGCTGTAGGCGAAGGCAATGGCATGGCGCAGGTAGGCTTCCGTGACCGCCGCGGCCGTGTGGGCGAGTTCCGGCACGCGCGAAACGAAATGAGCGATGGCATCCTTGAAGGGAACATGCGGCACGATGGGCGAAAACCAGTCCTTCGCCAGGAGTGCGGGTCGCGCGGTGGCGGCGACGCTGTCGCCCGCATACCGCGCCCACAGCATCACGCGATGCTGCGCCATGAGATCGGCCAGGGCCATCGTGTAGCCGGCAAGCTGGCGGAATCGTTCCTGCGCCCGCGCGGTGGCCGCGCCCGAGTCGTTCACCACGGAAACGGCAATCTCGCACATGGCTTCGCGGAATGCCATGGCAGAGCGGTCCAGCATGGCGCCGAGTTCTTCCTGTACGGTCTTGGGCTGGTTCATGGCACGACTCCAAACAGGTTGAGGCCCGCAAATTTCTCGGGGCCGTGTTCTTTCCACAGGCGGCGGCATTCCTTCAATTGCCATGGCGGCTCGTCGATCCGAAGGCGTTGGAGCCACGGCGCGTAATCCGCCCACCAGGCATGCGGCACGCGCGAAGTCTTGAGTCCGGTTTCGTCCAGCGCCTGGCTATACATCGTGTCGATTTTCTCGCGCGGCCGGTCGGGATAAGTGATGGCCTCGCGCAGCTTGTAGAGGGCATGCTTGCCCTTCAATCGTTCCCAGTCCACGAACTGCAAGTGCATCACGCCCCCCGTGCCGCGCTCCCCCGCGTGGATGCGCTCCGTGATTCCGTAGGGCAGGCGGTGATGATGCTGGTAGCCCGCTTGATCCGGTTTCCATGAAAGTTGCGGCGCGTCCCGGAACGCCAGCGAAAGCCACGCTCGCGCCCACACGGATTGATCGTCCCGGTAGTGCCAGATGGACCGCCAAGTAGGAACCATCGGCAATTCAAGCGCCGTTGCCGACTTCAGCATCTCGATTCGGGGCCGGATACTATGCAGAAGATTCGCCGTCAGGATTTCGTCGGCGTCCACGATGGCGAAGTGCGTCCCCTGGAACTTCCTGCCCTCCTCCAAAAGCGCCTGCCGCATGTCCATCTCCGGCCAGCCTGGGTCGTTGTTCCAGCCGCGGGCAATGCGGCCGGGATATTCGCGTTCCAGTTCGTCCAGAATCGCGTGCGTCTCGTCGGACGTCTTGTGCAGGTAGACGTAGAGCGCATCGCACCAGAGTAGCGCGGCGCGGGCCGTCAGGCCCAAGACCCAATCCTCGTTGCGCACAAGCATCAAGGCGACGAGCTTCATGTTTCATCCCGCAACCGATATTCCCCGTATATCCTTCCCAGTTCCCCGGGGCAGTTCCGGGCGAAGTTCAGGATAGGCGAAGCGTTTCCCGGAACGAAGGAAACCAGATGCGGCCCGCCCACCAGATCCCCCACGACGGGCGAATAGACCCGGGTAGCACGCCCAAGCCACGCGGCCCAGATAGAGAAGGTGCTATTACCCCGCAGGATCACGTCGGCATCCAGCAGGGCCAGGAAGTCCGTCAGGAACGATATCTCATCCGGCATCATGTCGCCGCGGTGCGGCGATACGTCGGACACGGTGACGTAGTCGCCCAGTCTGTATTGTTCGGCAGCCACGGCATAGGAGCGTGTGGCGACAACGCAGTAGTGCCCCTCGTATCCCGCGTAGGAACGCCAGTGCGCCACCACCCCGCCGAGCCCGGCATGGCGGCGTCCTTCCCACTTCGGCGAGAGTTTCAGCCACGCCCGCGCGTCCTCGCGCGAGTACAGGACGTAGTACTCGGGGTTCTGGAAGTAGCCCCAGAGGTCCGCGTCGGTGGGGATGTCATTCAGGAGAGGATCGCAACCCGGCGTGTTGCCGAAGGGCGCCTGTATCGGCGGTTCGGGAATGTCGAACACAAGCCGGCCGATCCAGGTGGACGGCACCTGAAGCTCCGCATTGCGCTCCCGCGCGATGGCCTTCGCAGCGCAGTACTGGAAAAGCTGGTTGCCCCAGCGACCGAAAGCGCCCAGGCGTGAGACCTGCATGACACCGGCCATCACTCAATCCTCCACGTTGCGAGGATATCCCGCGAGTCCCACGAATCGGGTTCGTATGTGCGCTCCCACTTCCCCGGCAACTTGTCGAGCGCGGCCAAGACGTTGGGCTCGCGCACTTCCTTGGCCCACTCGTTGCCCGCCCGAAACAGGCGCATGTCGTCGATCAGGAGCACGCCCCAGAAGGTCGGCCGCGCGGCGATCACCGACAACTCCCGCAGGATAGGCGTCTCATGCGTCGCGTGCGCGTCGAGCCAGACAAGGCCATTGTCGAGTTCTGCGGGATAGAGAAAGCCCATTTCCGCAAGCCATACCGCCGAGTCTCCCGAAAATAACTTCACTTCGGGGATGTCATACAACACGCGATTGGTCAAGAAATCCTGATCCTGCTTGTTGATATCCACCGAGAAGATACGGTGACAACCGGCGGCAAGGGCGGCGACAACGCCGTGGCCCATCTCCGTGCCCGTCTCAAAAAAGTCACGAGCCCGACAGACGCCCATGTACTGATGGGTGCTGTATTTTCGGAATAACGCGCTGCTACACGGCATGGAATATCCCCCTCATAATCTCCTCCTGCATCCGCTCGGCCATCGGGCGGATATAAGGCGCGGCGCGGGTATAGTTTTCCGCCAGAATGTCGAGCGGAACGCGGTGGTCGTCCAGATGGTTCATGACCTCTATCGCCTCGTTGGCGTTCCGTACCTGCACAATGCCCCGCACGTCGAAGAAGTCCCCGATATTCGGGCATCCCCAATAAATCGGGATCGTGAATGTCACGATGGCGTCCAGCAACTTCTCCGTGAAGTAGTTTTGCTGGCGGCAGTTCTCCACAACCATATGGTGCGTCCAGCCGAACAGGTGATCTTTGGCCTCGGCGTTGGACGGCAACTGCGGCGCGTCCTCGAATCCCGGGGGCTTCGATTGCGAGGATCGCCAGAAGCAGCCCGGGGACTTGACTTCCTTCTGCCGGCGCCAGATATCCATTCGTACCAGATGCCCCGGCATGTAGTCCTTGCCGCCACAGACAAACGACACGCCGGGCTGGTGGCCCCGCGGCCCCCGATCCTCCGGCTTGATCCACGTCATCCCGAACGGCATGAAGCGCGCCTTGCTCCAGCATGCGGCGATCACCTCCGGGTCGAGTGTCAGGATCAGGTCGAGCTTGCCCTTGCGCGAGATAACGTAGGCGTTCGAGATGCGCACCCCCACCGGCTCGAAGTGGATCGCCATGATTTTGCGGATGCCGGGGTCCTTCCGGCCGCGCTCGATGTCCACGGCGGCGAAGATATCCACCAACTCGGGGAAATCCATAATTCCCGCGGGGTCGATCCAGTCGCCGCCGTAGACGATAGGCTTCATTCGTAAACCTTCCCGTCTGCATGCATGAACGTATGCGGCGTCCCGACGCCATGGTCAAATGGGCTCGGCACGATGGCGACGAACTTTCCCCCCGCCAATTCACACAAGCCCAGGTCCATCGGCAGGCCCTCGTATCTGCGCTCGATCCAGTTGGCCGCCACGCGCCGGGAAATGAGATATGCCAACGAACCGACGCACCAGCCGCCCCCGCGTACCCACGCCTCGCGCCCGCCCCACCACGGCCGGTGTTCCCATACCTCGGACAGCAACTCGCGCGAGTGCAGGGACACGATGTTGAAAGTGTCCAGCAGCTTCGCCGCCTCCTCGCACACTTCGTACCAGTCGGGGCAGTTCGGGACCGCGTCGTCTTCCAGGATCAGGGCGTAGTCCTGAATCCTTTGCATCACGTCCCGATGGCCGTAGCAGCATCGCATGTGGTTGGTCTGGTTGTGAACGAGCTTGCGATAGGGGCGAGAGGGTGCCCACCCTTCGGGCAACACGTAATCGGGCGTGAGGTGCAAATAGTAGTCACGTCCCACAAGGTGCGGGACAATCAGGGGTTCGCGGTGGGCGCAGGCAACGACGAGGATTTTCATTTCGGCCTCACCTTGTCCCATTCCTGCAAAAAGAAATGCCACGCCTTCGGCCCGACGTGGACGCTGTCGCACCAATATTCGCGCTTGCCGGTCATGTCCACGTTGACAAGGTGCTCGAAGATCGACACGAACGGGAACCCGCGGCGCTTGCACAAGTCGGCCAGGTAGTTCGTCACGGCGCGCGTCAGGATGTTCCGCTCCTGCTCCGACCCGGTCGTGTCGTAGTGCGTGCCCGTGACGCTGTACGTATTGGTTGACGCCACGGGGCCATATACGTAAATCGGATACGCATAGCGGTCCCGAATGTCAAGCAGCGCCATCACGTAATGGTCGCAGACGGCGGCGACGGCGGCCTCCAAGCTGCCGTAGATCCACCAGCGCCGCATCAGATGACAGCGGCAGTCAATCTCCCCGAGCGAAAACATCAACGAATCGCCCGGCTTGACGTGTTCCGCGCAAATCTCCCCCACCCACCCGACACAGTCATCCAGGTTGTAGGCGAGTTTCGCCCCCAAGCCGTACACGGCAAACGTGCCGTCGGGGTGGTCCATGCGGCGGGGTCCCTGCGCTTTCTCGTACCACGGATGCACCCACGGAAGCGGGAGGCCATGGAAAAAGTTCGCGTGGGAATCACCGATCACGTGAATCATTCGATTTCCGTGCGATAATGTTCTCGTCGGTCATCACGAGGCCGGTATAGTTGTAGCTCCGAAGGATGTTCCCGATTTCCTCTGGCTCGTTCTCGCCAAAGACATGCCGAGGAAAGTATTCGGCGCACACCACCCGCGGCCGGAAATGCCGCAGGACGGAACGCAGCACTTCGATGGTGCTGTCCTCAAGGTCAACCACGGCAAGCTCGATGCGGTCGTAGAAATCGCCGCACAGGGCGTCAAAGGCAACGCACGCAACCTCCGCCTCGATGGCCTTCTCGCGCCCGTGCCCGCGCTTCGCCAGGCGGATGCTGGTCGTACAGAGGCTCGACGCCCCGGGGACCTCGTACCACGGTCGGATCTCCGTCTCGCGTCCCACGACGGCGTGGATCAGGCGCACGTTGGGAAAATGGCGGTACACCTGTACGAGTTTTGGGAACGCCTGCCAACTGCCCTCGATGCAGATTCCGTGCCACCCCGCCTCGGCCAGCCAGCGCGTGAGCGATCCGGTAATGCCGTCGTTTGCGCCGAGGTCCAGGTAGTTCCCGCCCGCAGAGGGATCGCCCACGTACTCCCGGACCACTTCGAGATCCGAGACGTCCTTCGCTTTCGGGAACTCATAGTCTGGCAAGGTCTCGTATATAATCATCAGCCCACGTTACCCATTGGGGTTTGAGAGTCTGTTCGAGAAGGGGACGCACCTGCGCGTACTTCACCTCGGGGGGGCGCACCAGATGCGCGTCTGCCATGCCCGCAACCTGCGGGGCCTCCGGCCAGCTCGAGCGGTCAATGCGATCCTTTGGGGGGCCGCCGTGTCGGTCGATCTTGTGGAGCTTCACGGCGCTTGAACTATTCTGGCAGCCCGTCAGGCACGTTGCGAAATGTACCTCGTCGAAGCACCACGCCTTCATCGCGTCGGGTTCGTTCCGACCCAGATTCGCGTCAAGCCGCTCCTGAAGCATCTGCCGGAACGGCTTATTGTCGAGGGCCATCATCTTGCGCCACTGGTCGGATGTGGCGCCGACGTAACACAGGGGATACTTCTGGCCGCCGTAGGCGTTCGCGTACCAGAGCGACACGTGCCCGAATGCGCGTTGCCCAAAGAAAGGAGCGGACAGGGGCCACATGTCGGCGTCGGACGTGATGAAGAACTCCGCCCCCTTGTCGATTCCCGGCAAGGTCATGGCGTAGAGCCGGCCGACCTGAGCCCACGTCGCGTCGCGGTGGCCGACGCCGCGGCCGATGAAGTGCAATTCGGCGCCGGCTTCGCGCGCCTTGTTGCAGACGAACCGCATGCGCGGGAGTTCCAGCCATTCATCGGGGTTTCCCACCAGGAGGCAGACGGAGCGCGCGCCGACGAGTTCGCGCCACATGAGGACCGTCAACGGCAGGCCGCCGACATACTGCGGGTGCTGGTCGCACCCCAGGATGATTTTTGTGTCGCCGAACGCCCCGCGCATCTCGGCGATCGTGACGGGCGCTTGCGGCATCTGCGCGTCGTAGAAAGCGCATATCTGGTTTGACGGGAAGCACGCCCCAACATGCGGCCCGATCCGGTCCCGCACGTCATCCCGTTGCGGCCGGCTGCACAGAGTCGCCTCCATCGACGAGAAGATACGGTTGAGTAAAACCTGGTCCGTGCCGTGCCGGCCCAGGTGGACGCCGCCATGCCGGATGAAGGCATGCCAATCGGCGGCGTCGAATTCAGATCGGAACCGCTCCACTCGGAAGGTCGTCGTGCCCCCCATGATGCCCATGTGCGATTCGGAGTCGTGGATGACATGCAGTGGGCTCTTGTCGTTGGCAATCCAATGCTCCACGAC